GGTGACCAGAGTCATCTGGTCGTTGTTGAATTCCACGGAGCCCAGGAACAGGCTGACCGACTGGGTGTTGCTGAATTTGGCGACCAGGGTCATGTGGTCGTTCTCGAACTCGTAGGCCGCGATCGTCAGCGCAACGGCGGTGGTCGTGACGAACTCATAACGCCGGCAGGTGCGCCCGTACTGGAAAATGATCATGTCCAGCAGGGCCGGGTTTTCGGACAGCTGCTCGTCGCTCAGGTGGAGCTGGACGATGTCCCAGTCCTGTTCGGGAATACGCTCGGAGATCCGCACATAACCCACGCCCAGGCGTTGCAGGATCCGCTGGAAGCCCGCCACGGATCCCGCGTCCACCGCATTGATAAAGGCGTATTTCACGCGCAGCCGGTAAAGGGATTCGGACTCGCCGCGAAAACGGGTGATGTCGCGCTGCCAGGCGAGCAGATCCAGAATCGTCAGGTGGCAGGTCTCGGGGTCCATCTGCAGCAGCGGCCAACGCAGCCAGCCTTCCACCGATTCCCACCAGGACTGGGCGGTCGCCTTAAGCTTGGTGACCTCTTCGCCGTCCAGCCAGAACGGCAGCTCGAGCTTAATCATCGAACGTCACCTGCAGCGTCCGCAGCCGGGGGATGGCCAGAGCCGATAGGATGTCGTCGTTCGCGAACTTCATGGATTCGATGCGCGGAAACTGCTCGTGCAGCTCGTCGATCAGCCGGCTGAACGAAAAGCGCGACTGCGGCCAGGTCAGCGTCGGGGTGTAGTCGCTGCCGGTGCTCTCGCGGAACGCGGCGCGGATAAACAGGGCGATGTCGGCTTTCAAGGTGGCGCGCTGCGCGTCGGTCAGATTAACCACCGGCCACACCTGCAGGCTGACGTCGTGCTGGGTTTCAGGCATGACCATCACCAACATCGAATCGCCGTGGCCATGGTTGCCCTCGTCCATGATCCGGGCGTTGATCTGCTGCAGGTAGGTGTCCGCCGGCACGTCCGCTTCGAACAGCACATAGGCGTTCGCACTGCCCGGGCCACGCGGTGCGCCGTGCTCGAAATACACGCCATTGGCCGACACGCCTGGGAACGCGGCGATCAGGGCGCGATACACCGCGTCGGTGTGCCACTGGTTGACCGCGCTGAATTGGTTACGCACACGCAGGCGCAAGTCGTCGTCCAGCTCCGAGTCCGAACCCGGGCTGGCCAACCAGCTGTCGAGATTGACCACCTGGACCACGCCCGGTACCGGCACGGGCAGAACCGCGTAATAACCCGGGGCCAGGTTAAAGCCGCTGCCGGCCTCGATCGCCATAGCCGGAATTTGTAGTTGTGAGGCGCCTTCGGCAAAGCTGGCGGCGGCCATGGTCACCAGTTCGTAGACGTGGCCGTTGATCGCGGCCGACTGCACGCGGGTGCCGATCGGGATCTCGAACGAACCCACGGTCGTGGCTCGACTGAACAACAGCGAGCCGATCGCCTTGGTCGGGGCCTTGCGCTCGACGTTGACCGCCCAGGCCAGCATGTCCAGCCAGGAACCCGTTGCGGTTTTGACGAAGAAGTTCGGCAACACGGTGTCACTGACAAAGGTCAGGATCCACAGCACCGGTTTGGTGACCAGGGCGGTGACCACGCGCCAGAACGGCGAATACGCGCTGGTGTTGGCCAGCTTGCTGCCTTGGGCGATTACTTCGGCTTCCCACGCGGCACGCAGCGCGGCTTCGGTGGTGGGAACGCCTGAATCAGCCAGCGCCTGTTTAAAGTCGACGTCGCTCACAACGTCACCTCCACACTGCCGAACTGCAGGGTTTTGGCCGTAACCAGGTACTGACCCGCCGCCAGCTCGGTGATCTTTGCGGTGCCCGGTACCAGGCGCACGTCGGCTTCCACCAGCAGCTCCAGCTGCTGGATGCAGTCGCGCTGTTTCAGACGGTTGCGCTCGGCGACCAGCGTCACCAGCAGGCCGCTTTCGCGGATCATGTGGCCGATGTCCTGGGCAATGCAGGCCCGGTCCTCGACCGGCAACGGCTGACGGGACAGGTCCAGCGCCAGATCGTTTTCGGTGATGAGCAGATCGAGGTACGTCATCCGCTCACCGCCATGCTCATCATGTTTTCGATTTCCAGCGGCGTGATCTGCTTGGAGGTGGTGATATTCATGTTCTCCACATGCGTGCCCTTGTTCTGGGTCTGCTGGTTGGTGGTGTTCTGGATGCTGCGCAGTAATCCGCCCTGGGGCACGGCCGTCGGACGCGTGGGGGAAATGCTTGCCGTGGTCGCCGCCAGGCGTTTGCGGGTTTCTTCGGCCTGCTCGGTTCTGGCGGCAGCCAGCACCAGGGGCGGCACCGGCGGCGCAGCGCTGACGGTGGGTTGGGTGACGGCTGGCAGCGGCGAAGCGAGGGCCATCGGCCGTTGCAACAGAGCCGCGCCCTGCGGGGTGACCGCTGGCATGTTCCCAGGCAGCGCCGCCTGCAGCGCACGGTCCACGGCTGGCGTCGTTGGCACCTGGCTTTCCACGCCGGGGATCTCCGGCGGCTTGGGCACGTCGCCAAAGGTCGTGTCGATGTTGATCCCGGGGATCTTGTTCAGCAGCTCGATCAGGCCTTTCAAGGCCTTGCCGATCACCGCGAACGGGGAAATATTGGTCAGTGCCCAGATGAAGGCGTCCCACACCGTGTTCGCCGACACCGTGACGCCGACCATCTGCCCGATCCAGTCGACGACCTGCATGCCGAACGCAAACACCTGCTGCAAGCCGACCCACAACACGTTGAGCAGCGCGGCGAGTACGCGGAACAGCAAGATGACCGGCGTGATCATGGTCACCAGCGCCTGGAACCAGGCGGTGTTGCCGAACGAGGCTTTCAGGCGATCCCAGTACAAAATCCCGATACCGACACCAATCACCAGGGCGGCAATGGCGATCACGATCAAAGCGATCGGGCTGGCCAGCATCGACAGCATGCCAATGACACTGCTGATCACCGTCAGCGCCCCGATCGCGACCACCAGGCCGAGGAAGCCCAGCGTGATCATGGCAATCATGCGCGTCAGGTTCGGAAACAGCTGGGTCCAGCGGGTCAACGTACTGGCGATGCCCACCAGCTTGTCCATCAGTGGCGCGAGCATAGGAATCAACGCCTGGCCAAAGGCGATGCGCAGCGCCTGCACGGCGGCACCGAATTGTTGCCACGGATCCACCATGGCCTTGGCCATCTTCTCGGCGTTCTCCAGGCCCCGGACCCGGCCCAGCTCTGCAATGCCGCTACGCAGGCGGTCAGTGTCCTTGGCCAGCGCGCCGATCACCTGGGCACCTTCGCCACCGAATGCGGCCAGCAATTTTGCGCTGGCCGACGCGCCGTTCAGATCGCCCAATTTGCCCTGCAGCTTGTCCAGGACGTCGAGGATCGGCAGCATCTTGCCTTGTTGATCGGTGAGCGTTACGCCCAAGGTTTTCGCACCATTGGCCGCGTTTTCAAAGAACGCCTTGTAACGGCCGCCGGCGTCGCCGCCTTCCATGGTGCTGCTCAGCGAACCGATCACCGCGAACTGCTCGGCAATGTCGACGCCGGCACCGGTGGCGATCGCACCGACTTCCTTAAAGGCGTCCTTGAGTTGCGCGCCGTCCGTGCGGAACAGCTTCACCGCCAGCGCCGTTTGCCCGCCAAGCTTCTCCACCCATTCGGTTTTGCCCATGGCGTCAGCCGAGGTTTTGAACAGGTTGTACATGGTGCCCAGGTACGCGCCCATGGTCTCGGCGTCGGACTTGGTGGCCTTGGCCAGCAGGTTGCTGGTGTTGGTGAAGTTGGCCAGCTGGTCGCCGGTCAGGCCTTTGATCGCACCCGAAATGCTGTAGGCCGAGGCGACAAAATCCCGGGCGTTCGCCGCGTAGTTCACGGAAAACTCCAGGGACTTCTTGTTCAAGGCTGATAACGCATCTTCGGCCACGCCCAGCGAACGGACTTCGCCTAGGGCGCGGTTCATTTCCAGCGCCGGTTCCAGTGATTCGGAGATGGCCACGCCCGCCCCCACCATGCCAACCAGGCCCGTGCCCATCTTCATGATGGTCTGTTGGCCCTGGGTGGCCAGGTCGGCAAAGCTGGTTTTCACCTTGCCCAGGGGCGCGCTGACCTTGTCGGTCAGACTCAGGATGAAAGCCAAGCGGGCGTTGCGGTCAGCCATGGATTAGAACCTTAAAATGCTTGGGCGATGCCGTTGGCGACGGCGATTTCCATCCGTCGCCAGTGTTCGTCCTCCAGCCACTTGGCCACCCCCATGTTCTCAATGGTGGGTTCGGTACCAGGCAGCCAGCGGTGGGTCAGGGCCAGCAGCTGGCCCAGTCCGTCTTCGGTCAGGCGCTCAGCGTGCTCGAGGACTTTTTTACGATGACGTCGATGTCAGGCGAGTACTCCTCGAGCAGCGCGCCGGCCAGTTCCATGACGGTGACCGGGTTAGCAAGAAACGGCTTGAGGCTGGCTTTTTCGTCCTGCTTGACCGTGGTCATCAGCAGGTTGTTGGCCGGGGCCACCTTGTTGTTGTTCGTGGTGCTGTTGAAGTACTTGGTCACGTCCTGGGGCGTCAGGTGAAAGGTGAAATCCTGATCAGCAAATTCCAGGGTGATGTCGCGGTTTACTTCGCTCATGAGTCGTATCCGTAGGGGTTGGGGGTAAAAAAGGATTCAGGGTTTCGCCGGCGGCGTTCGCAACACCACCGTGCGGATGTAGTCCTGCAGGCCGAGCACCATCTGCCGGGTTAGGGCGAGCTGGTCTCGGAGGGTGAAATAATCCGGTCGAGCGTCTGCTGCGAGTTCGGCGGATCCAGCATCAGCCACGCCGCTGGTGCCGGTGGCACCAGGAACTGCGGCGGCGGTGGGGCAACTGGCTTTGATGAGCAGCCGCTTATCGCGAGCAGCAACATCGCGCTGCAGAGACTTGTTGTGATCGAGCGCATCGTTCAGCTCCAGGGTGTGTTTGAGATCGTTGGCGTCGCGGGCGGCGAGCATTTCGCCGGCGATCTGCGCCGCTTTGAGCAGGCCATCCCGTTCAGTGGTGACGGTGCCCAGCTCGTTGACCGCGTCATCACGCTCGCCCCGGGCGTCGTCACGCTGGTCAGCGACGAAGTCCAACAGGATGTAAGCCGCGAGGCTGGCCAGCAGCACGAACAGGGCAAGGCGTGGCAGTGGGATTGTCATTGCGCGCACAACCTCGCTTCGGCCAGACGCCTGGCGTGCAATCCGGGAACGAATTTCTTGCCGCCCCGAGCGTCGGTCACGTAGGACCAGACCGGTGTCCGGCCATCCGCCGCCCAGGCCAAGGCCTTGCAACCCTCGGCAATGCGGCCCGCGTTGATCAGGCCCACGGCGCGACTGGCGCAGGTCGTGGGTACGCCAAAGTTGTGGCCATGGCTGGTCAGGGCGTCGAAGGTGTTCTGGCCGATCGCCTGGTTGGTCAGGCAGTCAGCCAGGGCGAGTTGCCCTTTCTCGATCACCAGGTGCTCGACTTCGGCGCAGCGCACATCGGACCAGTAGTCACCGACCACCACTGGGTACGGGCTGGTGTGTTGGGTGATGCCCTTGCAGACCGTCGGCAGACCCCGGGCCAGTTTGTCGGCATACGCGGTGTTCTGGCCGTTGCCTTCCCAGGTGCCCAGGAACAGCACCAATGCGGAACTGCACAGCGTCAGCCCGCCGGCGGCGATCTTGCCGCGCAGGTTCATGGCAGGAGCACCCGCAACAGAGCCGGGCCAAACATTTGCAGGATCGCCCACAGGGTGCTGGCCACCGCCAACGCCCAGGTAATTTTGCTACCGATGGCAGCCACCACATTGGTCAGCTTCTGCTGGCCTTCGTTGAGCTGCGACAGTTGACCGGACATGTGCTCGAACTGTTGTTCGAGCTTGGTAACCCGGGTCGGCACGGTGCCGTGGTGTTTTTCCAGTTCGCCTACGCGGTACTCGATCAACATCACTTCACGTTCGAGACGGCCCTGGCGCGTTACGTCGTCGCTCACGTCGTTCAGTAGCTGCACGGTCGGGTTCATCGGCGTTTTCCTTGCTCAACAAGCGTCTGGCAGGGCACGCAACGCAGGATCCCGCCCAGCGCCTGGCGCTTTTCAGGAATCGGTTTGTCGCAGTCCTCGCAGTGGGTGCGGCTTGTCCCGGTCGGGCGCGAACTGGCGAGCTGAGCCGCAATAGCCTGGTCACGCTGACGCTGCTCCAGCGCCTGGGCGCGATCGAACGGGCAAACCATCAGGTCAGGCCTTCGATTTCAGCAGCGGACAGGTACGGCACGCCGTTGATCTTGATGAAGTCCGGACTGGTGACATCGAACGGCACCTTGTGCTTGTTCTTCTCGCCACCCTTCTGGTCGACGCTGAGCAGGCTGGAGATCCGGACCTTGCAGCCGAACGCCTCGATGCGCAGTTCCTCGTCGCCGGCCTTGGCGAAAAACACGATGTCGAACGGCTCCAGCTCGCGGAAACTGCCGGCGGTCTTGGCCTGCTCGATCAGCAAGTTGAAGTTGGTGGTGTCCAGCTCCAGTTCGCCTGCAGCGGCTACATCGCCATCGACGTGGCCGTTAGGCACGCCCTTGGTCTGCGCCACGGTGGAGTTGTCAGTGATGTCCAGGGTGCCGGTCTCGACGTGAACGAGCAGATCGCCCAGGTTCACGTCGAAGTTCTTGCCACCAATCTTTGCAGCCATGCGGGGTTACTCCGTTTCGGTGTTCGAAAGGTCCAGCGCGATGTTCGCGGTCAGGTCTTTCGGACAGTTGAGGGGCTTGACCTTGATGAAGGCCTCGACAGCGGTTTTGCTTTTCCAGGTCAGGACGATGTCGCCGTCCTTGGGCTGCTCGATCTCGCCCGGGAACACCTGGCCGGCAAAGGTCGTGGACTTGGCCATCGCTCGTAGCGGGGCCATCAGGGCGCTGATATTCACGGCCATGCTGTTGGCCGAGCTGTTCAGGCGGCGATCTGCGACACGGGCGATCAGCAGCGGGCGCACCAGGCGCGCGGCCTTGTCGGCGATACGCAGGTACTCGACCACCTGGAAGTCACTGGCCGGCACGTCGAGCATGTTGCCGTCGCCCCAGTACACGCCCGGGTAGTCGGTGTAGGTCTGGGTCACGGAGAAGCGTGCGGTGTCCAGCTCGGCGCGCACGGCGGACGGCAGCGGCACGTTGTCAGAGTCGACCGGGACCGTTCCGAGACCGAGTACGGCACCGGTGGCCACGCGCATCGGGCTGTCCGCCACACTCACGGCGGCATTGGCCAGGCGACCGGCCAACACGCCCAGGTCATTGCCGTGCAGCTGCGGCACGCACAAGACACGCGGCGCGGCCAGGCCGAGCACCAGAGCTTTCTGGGCAGCGGTGTATTCGGCCCACGTCTGTTCGGCAGCGGTGATGCCAACCGACGCCGCCAGGATGAAAACGCGGCGGCCGTAGGTGTTGCCCAGGGCAATGGCCGCGTCATGCATGGCCGACAGTTCGTCCTTCGTTTTCACCGGCGTAGTGATCACGACCGCTTCAAACGAGTGGCCCTGCTGCTGGGAAACGGTCAGCGCGTCCTGCCAGTTGCCATCGGCGGCAAGCGGCGCGGCCACACAGGCCCAACGATCACCACCGTTCAGGCGGGCGGCTGTGATCTGGGTTTTCAGGTCGCTGGCTGGAATGCCCAGCAGCACGTCCAGATCGCTGTCAGTGTTGAGGGGGATCAGCTGACCAATGCTTTTTGCACCAGGGCCGATGAAAAGGAAGTGGCGTTCGATCGCAGTCACAGCACCCTGGCTGAGATTGAGATTGTTGACGCTGACTTTACCGAGTGCCATGCAGTGCCTCGCTAGCGGGGTGAATTTAGGATTTGTTGCAGCACCAGGTTCACCAGCGCGCTGGTTTCTGATTCGGTGCCAGGGCCGAGGAACTGACGTTTGGGCAGGGTGATGTCCCAGCTTTGCGCGCCCGATGTCTCGGTTTGTTCGTCGTCCAGGAGGCGGATCAGCAGACCCGCCTTGGCGTAGTTCACGTGCTCCTTGATCCACGCCACGGACGGGCGCGAAAGGGTTTTCTTACCCGCCTGGCGCGTCTTGAAACCGAGCCGGCGCAAGCGCTTGGCCTGCTTTTCGGTGGCAGCCAGGCCTTCGGGAACCTTGTTCCACTGGCGCATCTGCGCGGCGGTGCGCCGTTCGGATACCCCGTTGTGTTGCTGGGAGGCTACCCACCGGGTCAGCGCGTTGCGCCAGCCCAGTTCGGCTTCGTTGGCACTGAGGCGGGTAACGTCCAGGAGCTTGCCCAGACCGGCTTCCATCTTCTTTTTGCCCTTGCCCGTACCCTTGCGGGGGGCGAAGGGCGAGCCATCCAGGTTCTTCTGCTCGCGGATCCGTTGGCGACTGAGGCTGCGCACACGCTTGGTCACGTTGTTGAGCAGACGCCGGCGCAACTGCGGGGGCAGCTCGAGCAGGGCCAGCTGCTCTTCGGCGCCGAGCAAACCGCGCACGTCGAGGGCGAAAGTGCTACGCGCCATCGCCATTCACCTCGCCGGTTTCCGCGACCCACAGTTCGAAGGGAATAAATGACCAGGTCTTTTTGAACGCGGTGATTTCGCCGGCGGGATCCTCGGCCAGGTACTGCGGTTCGCTGAACTGCAGCTTGATATCCACGTCGGCCAGGTCGTCATCGAGCATGGTGATGTCGAACACGGTCGCGGGCAGGCCGTCGCGGTCTTCGTCGTGGTTCTCCAGCCAGCTGCCCACCAGAGCCATCAGACGCCCGGGGTGATCGGCGAAGCGCTCCAGCACGATCGTGGCGCTGTAGTTCATGTCGCCCATGTGCATGCCCTTGACGTCGTCCTTCCAGATCAACTCCAGCTGCACCTGGTCCGTCCAGCTGTCGAGCTGTTCCGGGACCACCAGCTGGCGTTCGATGAGGTAGGCCGTCAAAGCCTGCAGCTTGATCACAGCAGCGCTACCGAGATGCGGCCACGTCCCTGCAAAGAGCGAACAGCGGCCTGGCTGAAGGCGAGAAAGGTTTCCGACCGTTCCGGCAATTCCTTGCCCGTGTTCTCGGCACTTTCTCGGCGAGTCACGGTGGCGAACTGGGTCAACAGACTGGCCTTGGCGCGGCAATACACGGCGCGCTTGTACGTCGCTGCTTGAAATGTGCGTTCCGGCAGCACCATAGGGTCAGCCGTTTCCAAGCTGACGACGCCAGAGGACTGCCAACGGGCTTTGCACTTGGCCAGATCGGTGTTGGCCTCGACCATGGCGGTGATCAAATCAGCGGCCAGCATCTCGCCCAGGTATTCCGCCGGCAGGCGGTAACCTTTCTGGAACTCAGCCACGGAGAGGTTCGGCCAAAAGCCGTCGTTCTCAATGTCCTGGTCCACAAAGGTGGTGGGTTTACCTGAAAAGCTCATCGCTGGGCGCTCGAATAGGGGCGAGGAAACTGTTTCAGTGGGTCAAGGCCACACGTGGCTTGGCTCACATCCACAGTTTCTCGCCGGGGGGGTAGTCGGTTATTCGGTAGGTGGTTCGTCTGCAGCGGCCAGCTCTGCCTTCTTCAAGGCTTTGCGTGCGGTGTCGAGGCGAGTGCCTACCCCGATTTCGGGGTACAACTCGATCGCCCGTTCGAAGTGGGCAATGGCTTGCGGCCAGTCCTCCAGATCGATGCCGATGATCCCCAGCAACTTGTGATAGCGAGCCGGAATGCGCTCAAACAGCTGCCATTCGCCGTCAACCAGGTGCAGCAGATCCGAGACGTAAGGTTCTGGAGTACGACCGGCCTTGTATTCGGTTTCCGCCCACTCGATCACCTCGTCAGCGACGAAGGTCTGCACGTTGCGCTTGAAGCGTTCCGGCAGTTCCTGCTCTTGGGCCATGGCCACCTGGGCGAGCTGCAAGCCGGTGGTGAACTGCGCGGTATCGAACAGCCAGACCAGGACTTGCATCATTACCGGGTTCGGGAAAATCAATTTCGAATCGAGGTAACGCTGCACATAATCCAGGTACTTGGGCAGCAGCTCGTCGCGCTTGAGTTGCTGACGCAGTTCACGGCTGTCGATCGCGCTGATACGGTCCAGATCGACATTCAACGCGTCGACCATCAGCTGCAGGTGCTTCTTGGCGTTGGCTGGGCTGTTGAGCGCGGTTTCCGCCGAATAAACGGTCGCTACGGCACCGGCGACGGCGGCCGCTGGCCCTAGAGCGAGTAAGCGGCGCTTGTGCGCCAGTGCCAGGCTCACGCGGTCACCACTTCAACGTTTTCGGTCATCGCGAACTTCTCGAGCTGCTCGATCACATAGCCTTCGTTTCGGCTGTTGAAATCTTCGACGCGAGAGCGTTTCGGGTTGTCGACCGTTTGTTTGCGCCAGCTGGAGTCCTGGAAATAGATCGACAGGTTGTCGAAGCTGGTGACCACGATCCCGTTCACAGGGAAGAACGGCACGCTGAAGCTTGGCAGGCCGCCATAGGTCGCAATGACTTGAGCTTCTTCGATGCGCTCTTTCTCGGTGGGCACGTCGCCCTGTTTGGCGTACAGCTTGGCCTTGTCGGCTGCCAGCAGGTCAGAGCCGATGATTGCGACCAGGTCGCCGCCATCACGCAGGCGCTCGTCCACCATTTGCTTGGTGTCATGCACCAGAGCGTCGAGGTTCGCGTAATCGCCACCAACACCCAGAGTCACCTTGCCAGCCACCTTGCCTTCCTTGAGCACCTGCTGCGGGATCTGCTCCCGAGCAATCTGCAGCCAGCCTTTGTTCACGTCCTGCAGCATCGGAAATTCGTCGATGTTGGTATCCGGGGCCGCGTGGGTGCCATGGAAGCCCACCATGATGCGATCCAGAGCGATTTGCTTCTGCACGGCGGCCGAATAGCGCTGGTGGAAGTCCGGGAATTTCGCCCAGGCGTCGATTTTCGCGTAAGGCAGGCCGACGTCCGATTCCGTGGACGAAAGCTCGTACAGGGTGGAGTCCAGCGCCGAGGCATCTTTGGCTACGCGATCCTTGGTCGTGGTGTTGGTGCGGCCAGTGACCGGGCCGGAAACGCCCAGGAACACCTTCTGGCCCTTGATCTCGGTTACCGGTACGACGTTAATGCGCTGCAGGAAGTCCGACTTGGCGGTGATCGCCTCGTTCAGTTCCTGGGCAATGGTGGGTTCTACGCTGAACATCTTGCGCGACAGATCCACGCCGTAGCTTTCAGCGATGGCCAACTGCAGCTGCGCATACATCTTCGCGCCGTGATTGCTAAGAGAATGGGACATGTCAGAGCACCCGTACTTTTTTGAGGTCAGCAGCACCGGTCGTCTTCGACAGATTGCGGCCGGTGGTGGAGTCCTTCAGGGCGTTGAATTCCTTCTGCAGCGCGGAGAGGCTGGCGGCCAGTGCCTGGTTGCCTTTGGCCTCTTTTTTGCTCTTGAACTCGGTTTCAGCGGTGGACACGACTTCGTCGACCGCCGCCTGTACGTCGTCGACCAGAGCGGCGTCAGGCTCGGGGGCCGAGGCAGCAGCCGCTTCGATCACGGTGTCCAGACCTGCGACGATGATCAGGATTTGATCGCGCAGCGCCTTGAGCGCTGTGCCGGTGGTTTCATCCATTGGGGGGTTCTCTGTGAGGGTTTTCGGGTTGGTTTCGCTGGGCGTTTCTTCAATGCCCAGACGCTTGAACAGGCTGGTGAACATGGTCATCAGCTTTCCGGCTTCCCCTTGTGGCTCGTCCTCTTTGAGAGCGCCGAGAGGCACGGCAGCGGCGTAATGCACAGGCTTGCCGGTCTTGCGGGAGAAGTAGAGTTCCTGGGTACCGAGGCTGGCCGGCGAATCGGTGACAGCGAGACCCGACAGATAGGCCTTGCCGCTGCCTGCGAAGTTGGGGGTGATTTCGATGCTGGTGAACAGCTTCTCGCCCTGGTCATTGAGGGCCAGCAGCTTGTCGTTGGGTTTGAGCTGGGCTTCCAGTGCAACCTGGCCGTCTTCCAGACCTTCCACGCCTTCCGCCAGGCGCACCGCAAAGACGGTGCCGTAGGAACCTGGCCAGCGTTCATGCTCGGACCAGATCACAGCCGTGTACTTGGCCGTGCTGTAGGTCTCAGCGATATCGCGCAGTTCCTGGGGAAGGATCTCGCGACCATCGGCGGTAATGCCGCTGGTGGCGACACGTTTCCAGAACGAAACAAGGGAACGGGGCATGGGCGTTAACTGCGCTCAATCGGTGAGTTGAGCCGCCAAGATAGGGAGCAATCCCCCCTCCAACAATTGATTCACTTTTGCGCTGGTCCTATTTCCGCGTTATAGGACGAACCCGGATTTTAACCCCGCGTTTCCTGCGTTTTCGCCGCATAGACTGCGGCCATGCCATACGCCCCCGAACTTAAAGAAGCCGCCAAACGCCTCTATTTACGCCGCTGCAAGCCGCGTGAAATTCAGGCGCAGTTATCCCTGCCCAACATCCGGATCGTCTACTACTGGATCCGCCAGGGTGAATGGGACGACATGCTGTCGGATGAAGAACCGCTGACCGCTGTCAGTCGGCGGATCACGTTGCTCCTGGAAAAAGCCGACTCGCTGACCAAGGGTGAACTGGATGAGCTGGATCGCCTGACGACTGTTCGCGAACGCCTGGCCAAGCAATGCGCCAAACCCGCACCGGTGCCGGCGAATGATCCGATTGAGGACGGTGGCTACCGTCGCGACGACCAGCGCGGCGAGCGACGAGATAAAGGCAATCGGGGTGAAAAACGCGGCCCGAAGAAACAGAAAGCGGTAAAGAACGACGTCAGCGAACTGACCGAAGTCGACTTCCTGGACAAGTTCATCAGCAAAATGTACGGCTACCAGAAAGAGCTGTACGCCGCAAAGATCAACCCGCTGACAGCGCGGATCCGCAACATCCTGAAAAGTCGCCAGGTGGGCCTGACCTACTACTTCGCGGGCGAAGCGTTCATGGATGCGGTATTGACCGGCGACAACCAGATCTTCCTATCGGCCAGCCGCGCCCAGTCGGAGATTTTCCGCAGCTACATCATCTCGTTTGCCCAGGAGTGGTTTGGCCTGGAGTTGACTGGCAACCCGATCGTGCTCAGCAAGGACGGCAAGCCGTGGGCCGAGCTGCGCTTTCTCAGCACCAACAGCAGCACCGCCCAAGGCCACCATGGCCACGTCTACGTCGACGAATATTTCTGGATCCGCGATTTCGAGAAACTGAACACCGTGGCCAGCGCCATGGCGACCCACAAGAAATGGCGCAAAACCTACTTTTCCACACCCAGCGCGGTGTCGCACCAGGCGTACCCGTTCTGGACTGGCGAGAAATTCCGTAACAGCAAGAAGAAAACCGCCAAAGAGCCGTGGCCAAGCGACAAACAGATGGCCGCCGGCACGCTATGTCCGGACGGACAATGGCGCAAGGTCATCACCATCCTGGATGCGATCGCCGGCGGCTGCGATCTGTTCGACCTCGAGCAGCTGCGCCTGGAGTACGACGACGACCGTTTTGAACAGCTGTTCATGTGCAAATTCATCGACAGCACCCAGAGCGTGTTTTCCCTGGCCGACCTGGAGCGCTGCTATTCCGATCTGGCGTTGTGGACCGACTACGAACCCGACGACCCGCGCCCATTCGGCAACAGCCCCGTCTGGATCGGCTACGACCCCAGCCGAACCCGGGACGACGCGACCTGCGTAGTCATCGCGCCGCCGCTCGAGCCGGAAGGCAAGTTCCGGATCCTCGAGAAGCACAGCTGGCGGGGTCAGTCGTTCAAGTACCAGGCCGAGCAGGTCAAGCGACTTACGGAGCGCTTCAACGTCCAGCACATCGGCATCGACACCACAGGCATCGGTTACGGCGTATTCGACCTGGTGCGCGATTTCTATCCGCGTGCGACCTCGATCCACTACAGCCTGGAGACCAAGAACACCCTGGTGCTCAAGGCACAGGACACCATCGTCGGCAGCCGCATCGAATGGGACGCCGGCTGGAACGACGTTGCGCAGGCCTTCCTGACGATCAAGCGCGGCACCACAGGTAGCGGACAGATCACCTACAGCGCATCGCGCACGGACGCCACCGGCCACGCCGATATTGCCTGGGCAATCATGCATGCACTGGCCAATGAACCTCTCAACACCAACAAGCAGCGGCGCAGCCGCTACGCACTCACTGGATCAGCAAACCATGGCTCGTCACAAACCAAAACAGCCGGCCAAACCGGCACCAGGGCCGATGCGGGCCTTTTCATTCGGAGCGCCGGAACAGGTGCTGACCGACAACATCGGGCAGTACCTGGGCGTGTTCGCCAGTCACGACGGTCGGCTGTACACGCCCCCTGTGTCGCGCCAAGGCCTGGCCAAGCTGCTGCGAGCCAACGCGCATCATGGGGCCATTCCAGGGTTCAAGCGCAACCTGCTGCTGCGTGAGTTCATCCCGTCGCTGGGCGTGTCCACGCGAACGATGAGCTGCGCCGCACTGGATTACATGGTGTTCGGGGAAATGTACCTGTACCGCCACCGCAATGCATTTGGCGAAGTACTCGAAATGGAGCACTTGCCCGCTATCAACATGCGGATCAAGCGCGCAGGCGGCTTCGTCAGGTTGCTGGACGATGGCAGGGAAGAGGAATTCGACCAGGACGAGGTTGAGCACGTTTTCAACTATGACGTGGAACAGAACGTTTATGGCGTTCCGGACTACCTGGGCGGCATGCAGGCGCTGTTGCTCAACGAGGCAGCGACCCTGTTCCGCCGGCGCTACTACAGCAACGGCGCACACGCGGGTTACATCTTCTACACCAACGATCCGAACCTGAGTGAGGACGACGAGGACGAGCTGCGCGCCCAGATCACGGCCAGCAAGGGTGTGGGCAACTTCCGGTCCATGTTCGTGAACATTCCGGGCGGATCCGAGAAGGCCATTCAGATCATTCCCGTAGGTGATTTCCAGGCCAAGGACGAGCTGGAGAAGGTCAAAAACATTACCCGTAACGACGTGATCGCCGCCTGGCGCATGAACCCCGCACTGGCCGGGATCATCCCGGAAAACAGCGCCGGATTCGGCGATATCGAGAAGATCGATCGCGTGTACACCAGCAACGAAATTCGTCCGATCTGTCAACTTTTCAATCAAGTGAACGATACCTTGCGGCAGGACAGGCGATTCGCCTGGAGAGGAGCAACTGCGGAAGGGGAAAACGCTACATCTGGTGTCTAGGGTAGGGAATGCCACTACATAATATGGCAAAATAATGGCAATTGGCTGGCCCTGGGGAGGGACACAAATGCGCATCACCTGTAAGTGCGGACACAGAGGGCGGATTGCTTCGAGGGATCAGCTTTCGAATGACTTTGCCAAGTTGTATTGCCAGTGCCTGGACGCAAAGTGTGGGCACACGTGGGTGGCAAACCTGACGTTTTCGCACACGCTCAGCCCATCGGCCCAAGCTATGGACAGGCTCATTTTTGACAGTTTGAAGAACTTGTCCAGGAATCAGCAACGGGAGCTGTTTGAACAACTGGGGGCCGCATGATGCGGGCGGGAGCGCCAGCCACTGGGGCCAGCGCCTGATGCGACGTCGATATGAATTTATGTGTGGGCGTTGTCGATCCGCGAGCTGTCAGGGACTTCAGAAAGGGCTTTCGACATCCTTATTACACGCTGTCGATCTGAATCAGACATCCGCCGGTAAAGCATGATTAACCGCAGTTCCAGAGCGGTGAGTGCTTGGTAATCAAATTCATCAGATTCGTCGTAATGGTCTTGAAGTTTTGCTCGATCCAACATGCGAACTGCTCCATATGTGCATGAATGAATCGACGTTATCGGGCTGCTACCGGATTCAGCATAGAGGGGAAATGCGCAGTGCTTATATTTTGGCCCGGCCTAATTCGGCCCCCGAGCCTCCATGACCGTAATGGCATCGACAAAGCGACGGATCGTCTTCTGGTCGTCCTCAGGAATGCGGCGATATTTCTTCACCAACGCATCTTCTTCATCGTTAAGAGAGTCGATGGCCAATGTGGTTCGCACTCCCGTAAGGATGTAAAGAACGTCGAAACTAAGTTCCGTTACTGCTCTGCTGAGATAGGACGCCGTAGCATCGCTGGAGCCGCCCTCGTAATTGGCTTGGGTACGTTTCACCACTCCCAACGCATCTGCAAGCTGCTCTTGCGTCATCCCACATCGCTTACGTTCCTCGGCAAGACGAGAACCGATTATTTTAGAGTCATGCAAATTTTTTCATCCGAGGTCATTTACAAATGCATCGCGGTGCATCAAAGTGCATTCCACACCACATGAAACTGCACGGAAATGCACTATGCACAACACAAGCATCAGCGAGCAAGCCCGACGCGAAGCGCGGGAAGCCTTGGAACGAAAAGGTCAGACAGCGAAAGACTTCGCTGTGAAACACCAATTGAATCCCAGCACCGTGTACGCAGTGCTGAGTGGCCAGAGCCAGTGTCGACGCGGGGAGGCACATCGAGCCGCCGTGTTGTTGGGAATCAAAGACGGCGTGATTGCACAGTAATGGCACGCACTAGCAGGGAAAAGCAGAACATGAAAAGCCCAGTTCTTAAGACCCGTCGCGAAGTCGTCAGCGCAATAATTTGCAGCTACCCCGGCGGCCGTGAATGCGCTGCAGCCCGCATCGGTTTGGCGTTGAAGAAGTTCGATAACCATGCGTACGAAAATAACAACAGCCGCCCGCTGACCGACATCCAGTTGTATCAGCTCGAGCAGGAAGCAGGCACACAGCATTTCCCCAATTACGTGGCGTCGATGTATGGCGGCCTGTTCGTTGCGGTACCGGATCCCGAAACGAATGACACCGTGGAGATGTACACGCTCTCTGTCCAGGTCGCGGCAAAGCGTGGTTGCGTCGATCAGGAAATTGCAAAGGCGCTGGCCGATGGCTGCATCAACGAAGCGGAAGCAGAACACATCCTAAATGCACACAACCTGCATATGGCCGCACGCCACGCCGAAGTGCTCGCAGCCATTGATCTCTACCGCGCTAAATCAGGGCCAGCCCAATGAATATCCCGCCTGCAGTACAGGAATATCAGGACGTGTTGAAAGCCGCTGCTTTAACGTTTCTGGAGCGTCACCACTGCGAACACCTTGGCAATGACCAGCAGTTGATCGCCCGAACGGTTCGACACTTGGTGGCCGACTACGACGTGCTAACGCAGATGGCAGAAAAGATGGTGCACCTGGCCTACAGCGACATGCACGCAATCTGCGATCGCCAACGCCTCGATGTCCTCAATAGTTCGACGACCCATTCGGTCATCGTCGACCCAACCACTGGTAATGCCTGGGCAATCCCGGTCAGCTTGATCTACGAACGCATCATCAACGCACCGGACAACGGGCGTTACCGCTTAGCCAACTCGTAACACCAACCCTACACATTGCCTGCCCCACACCCGTGGGTTTGGGTGAGCTGCGCCCGAATTCGAGGTTTCACGATGGGAAACGCCGTAATTATCACCACCCAACTGCCGCCGGCAGAGGCCGAAGCGTTGCTGGCAGCCGTGCGTGAACAGTACCGCTTGAGCCTCAACGAATACTGGTATGCCGACCAATTCCGCTTCGTTGCGGACGGTCTGCGCCACGGCGCAATTCTCGCCCATGTACCGGTAATGGCCGCGCAAAAACGCCTAATGGCAGCCCTGTCCCAAAGCCTCAACGCAGTGAAGCAATCATGAGAGACGATCTACGCCACGATGTACTTAAACGCCTCGAGCACGACTACGGTCTGAAACATCGCGCCGGTACCGACTATATGCGAGGCGGTACCTGCCCGAACTGCAACCAAAAAACCTTGTATACGCGCTTTTCCGAGCCATGGACCGTAGTTTGCGGCCGTCCCGAAAAGTGCAGACATACGATGCCGGTCAAGGAGCTCTACAGCGATCTTTTCGACGACTGGAGCAAGCGTGCGCCTGCCACAAACAATGAACCGACAGCGACAGCCCGTGCGTATCTGGAGTTTGGGCGTGGGTTTCGCCACGACCTAATTGCGGGTTGGTACACCCAGGAAAGTTACTACGATGCAGATGTTCATGCCGGTAGCGCCACCGTCCGCTTCCCGTTGGAGAAAGGGGGCTACTGGGAACGCCTGATCGATAAGCCTCAACGCTTTGGCAAGAAGAAAGCTCGGTTCAAGCCCGGTGAAAGCTATAAGGGTGTCTGGTGGTGCCCGCCCAGCGTGGATTTACTGACGGTGAAGGAGCTGTGGATCACCGAAGGCATCTTTGACGCGATAGCGCTATTCCATAACGGTATCGCTGCAGTGGCTGCTATGTCGTCGAACGCTTTCCCTGAACAGTCACTGAAAAAATTGGTTGAGTTGCGCGGCGGCTCGCTTCCGACGTTGGTATGGGCTCCTGACAATGAGCCAGAGGCCTGCGCCTACGCCGCACGTTGGGCGAACTTGGCGACTGAAATGGGGTTCACCTGCAAGGCAGCGTTAATCCCGCAGGCTGGCCGCAAGGTTGACTGGAACGACCTGCATCAGCATCGCTGGCAGTTCGAGGACGACGAGGCAAAGCGCGTCCACCGCCGTCAGCGTGATCTGGAGGCTGCGCGTCACCAGGGCGATTTGCTCCTGGCTAAATCAGCCCGTGAAAAGGCGATGCTCATCTACACCTGGGAAGAAGAAGGTTCTGAATTCAGCTTCGACTTTGCCAACCGCTTGTACTGGGCCAAGTTCGACCTTCACAAGCTTGACGAAGAGCAACGCCAGTTGCTGAACAGCGAGGACCACGACGACCAGCTGCTCGATGATAAGTCCGCCCGGCAGAAAGCCCTGAACAGCGTGTGCTCATTGAAGCTGCTGGCCAACTGCAGCTTCGAGACGCTGTACAAGCAAGTCAGCGAATCAACCGGTGAGGCCTGGTACTACGTGCGTATCAATCCACCAGGTGACGCGCCGAGCGAGAAAATCACGTTCACGCTCAAACAATTCTCGTCCAGCAGCGAGTTCAAGGCCCGGTTGCTTTACTCCAGTGCCATCTGGCTTGGGGCTCAGAAACATCTCGATCAGATCTCAATGAAGCAGATCGAGGGTATCAAGACCGTGGAAACCGTCGACTTTATCGGCTACAGCAAGGACCACGGCGCATACATTTTCAACGACATTGCCAGCCACAACGGAGTGATCTACAAGGCCAACAAAGAGGACTTTTTTGAATTCGGCAAACGCCGGGTGAAATGCCTGGTCAAGAACGTAAAAATCAGCCCCAAAGCTAACAAAGATGGGTACCGCGACGACTGGTTGGCGAACCTGTGGCTGTGCTTTGGCGAAAGGGTTTGGTCGCTCTGACGTTTTGGTTCGGATCGTTGTTTGCCGAGCAGATCCGCGATCAGTACGAGAGCTTTCCGTTCCTGGAAGCAACGGGCGAGCCTGATGCCGGCAAGACCACGCTGATCATGTTTCTGTGGAAATTGTTCGGTCGTAAGTACGAGGGGTTCGACCCAACCAAAGGTACCCCCGCAGGGCGAAGCCGTTCGATGGGGCAGGTCGCCGGCATGCCTGTGGTGTTGATCGAGGGCGATCGCAGCAGCGATGCATCCAACTCCAAGTCTTTTGACTGGGATGAACTCAAGGATTTTTTCGGCGGTGGCCTGCTTGGCACACGTGGCGTTAAGAACAACACCAACGAAACCTACGAGCCTGAGTTTCGGGGGACGATCGTAATCAGCCAGAACGCCCCCGTGACTGGCCATGAAGCCATCATCAGCAGGATCGTGAAGCTGCATTTCCGTAAGCCGAAGATCACTCCCCAAAGCAGCGCTGCGGCGGATGCACTGAATCAAATGGAAATGAACGAAGTTAGCAACTTTTTGGTTCAGGCAATCAGCCAGGAACCAAAGGTGATGACTCGTTTCTCCGAGGCCTACCCGAAACACCGCGCGCACTTGCGCTCCATGCGCACGCTCGGATCGGCTCGAATCATCAAAAACCATAGCATGATGCTTGCCCTGGTGGACTGCCTGAGCCTTGTTCTGCCGATCACTGCGGAGATGGTCGAGAGCACGCGCCTCGAAATTATTGCCATGGCGCATGAGCGTCAGTCTGCGATCGTCATGGATCCGCCAGAGGTCGTGGAGTTCTGGCAGGTCTATGACTACCTGGAGTCGCTCAGTACGGATCCTGTGGTCAACCACAGCAAGAAATCTGACGTTATCGCTATCAACCTCAATCATTTCGCAAAAGCAGCCGCAGAGCACCGTCAGAAGCTGGCTGACCTCAACACGCTGCGTCACCTGCTACGCGACTGTCGTTCGCACAAGTTGATTGATATCAACCGAACTACGTCCAGCGCCATCAACAGCATCCAACGCAAGCACAACTTGGTAAACCCACCTGCCGAGTCGGTGAGCTGCTGGCAGTTCAGGGCCTAAAGGAGTGATCAGATGCAAGTTGAAGTGATTACCGAATCCCGTACCGATGACGCCTCAGACTTTATTCCCTTTCTGATCGCTTGCCTCAAAGAGACCAGCGATGGGATGCCAATAGTCCACGCAGATGCTTATGCCGTTGAAGGTCTGCTGGGAATTTTGGACGTGCGAGCGTCACGAGGAGAGAGGGAGATTTTGGTTATGAGTTGTAGCCAGGAACACATTCGAGCGGTTTTAGAGTGGCGTTCTGAAAACAGCGAAAACATCGATCTGGAGGACCTGGTGATTCACCTGGTGCGAAAACCTTCGACCGAAACGAACGCCGGCTAGGGCCGGAAAGAAAGGGCGTCGAGGAGTTCGTACCTCCCCGACACCAACCACAACCAGGAGCAGTACCATGAACGCAATGACCCCCGGCAGCAGCGACATGAAGGCTACCACAACAGATGAACATCGAGCGGCGGCACCGGAGCGCCGGCTTAAGGCAATCCGCATTGTTGGCACCGCTCTGTTCGAATATCAGGTCCAGAAAACTCCCGATGCGCGGATCCGCCTTGAGGCCTTCACAGCCATGGCGCACCAGCTTGGCGATCTGACCGCCAACGATGCCGCGATGGTTGCGCAATTGCTGGCCAAACCAATCAGTTCCAGCGCGTGGGTGGGGAAGGTGGCCAATGGCTGAGAATGGAAGACGCTTCCCTTGGAACATTGACTACACCAGCGTGTGCGACCAGTGCAGTAAATGGAGAGCCCAAGGCAATCACAGCAAATGCAGCAAGCGCCGTCAGGAAATGAACGCCCATCTGCGATCCCAACGTCAGAAGCAGTAACGCAAGTCCACTAGAACTCGCGTTACCAATTACTAGGCCCGGAAACGGGCCTTTCTTTTTTTGAACGTCACACTGTCGCGATACAGTTTTGCAGCGTAAGGACAGATTCACATGAGCGGCGTCGAGGCTCGGGGTAATTCGGTTCGGATTTACTTCAACTATGAGGGAGCCAAGTGTCGGGAATCGATACCTGGCGGCAACACACCAGCCAACGTGGCTCACGCCCAAAGGCTGGTCGACATTATCGACCACGAAATACAGGCGGGCACTTTTGACTATTCCCGTCACTTTCCCAATTCACCCAAGCTGGTCCACAGCACTTTCGGGCACTACCTGGACCTTTGGCTGAATATCCAAAAGAACAACGTCGCGGCAACGACCTTTCGGGGATATGCGAACAAGGCCGAGGTACATGTCAGGCCGAGGTGGGGAGGGGAGCAAATCGATCGGATTGATCACCTGGATCTGCAGGAATGGATTCAGACCACGCTGTCTGCCAGGCTCAATAACAAAACCATCCGTGACATTATCAGTAACGTTCGCCAGGTATTCAAACTGTACCGAACGCGAAAGAAGCTGGCCCATGATCCAACGGAAGGCTTACACGTCCGTCTTCCCGATCCGGCGCTACCAGACCCGTTCACCCGTGCTGAGATTGCTCAAATCCTGGCAACGCCGACCGGTCGGCTCTATGAGCTGCTGATGGTGCAGTTCATGATTTGGTCAGGTTCGCGGGTTTCTGAAACCATTGCTTTGGCTTGGGAGGATATCGACCTTGAGGGGGGTATGGTGACGTTCCGCCGGTCGAAGGTCCGTGGAGCATACCGGGTAACCAAGACCCGACGGTCGCACAGAAGGGTACGCCTACTGGCTCCGGCGCTCGACGCTTTACAGAAGCTCAGGGCGCTGACGAAGGGTGGTAAGCCTTATACGGTGGACATCGTTGAGCGGGATAATCGGACTGTGCGCCAACACAAACTGCATTTCGTGTTCTTGAACACATCGAGCGGGGAGCCACATGTCAGTGATTTCACCATCCGGGACCGATTTTTTAAAACCCATTTGGCGCATGCCGGTGTGCGCTACCGTGGACCTGGCCAATGCCGGCATACGTACGCGAGCCAGTTGCTCAGCAGTGGAGTCGCTTCGATTGACTGGATCGCCGAGCAGATGGGGCACACCAACGGAAACATGATCCGTAAGCACTACGGCACGTGGATTAATGAAGATGGGCCAGACGTGATTGGAATTCTTGAGCACGCACTCAAGCTTTAA